TGGTCTTCATTTCGCTAGGAGCCCGTTATGGCCGCTGAACCTGTATTCGCCGTCACGCCCCGCATTGGCTCGACAAACGTCGCCACGGCAAACACCAACCGCGACGGATCGGGGACCGTTGCCACGCTGATCACCGGCGCGGCGACCGGAACTCGCGTCGCTGAGATCGTCGTGAAGGCCCGCGTGACAACGACTGCCGGAATGGTGCGAGTGTTTTTGTACGACGGCACCAACTATCGTTTCCTCGACGAGTACGCCATCGCTGTGGCAACTGTGTCCGCGACGGTTCAGGGCGTGCGAGTGAGTACGACCTACAGCAATCTGATCCTGCCGTCGGCTTCGTGGTCGATTGTCGTCTCGACACACAACGCGGAGAGCATCGACGTGACAGCATTTGGTGCCGATCTCTGATGAATCCCGGTATCCGTGGATTGCCGACGCAGTTTTCGCAGATGCCGCAAGGCTTGCTTGGTGCGCCGACGCCAATTCCGATGCCGGATCAATACTGGCACTACGAAGCCATCGACTGGGCCAACCGCGCCTCGGCCAACGGCGGGACGATATCCACGACAGTCCTGCGGGCCGTGTCGGATTTCTGTGCCGCGGCTGATCTCGGGCAGTTCCGCTCTGCCATTTACAGACTTAATCTGTTTGCCGGTGGAAACCTGTCCGGCTGTCTCGTCCCGCTTTACCGTGGGCCGACGTTCGGCGGGGCGACGTTCGGAAACAGCAGGGACACGAATGTAAACTTCGTGTCGGGGGACTATTCCGAGACAGGTGCAATTGGCGGGCTCAAAGGCAACGGGACCAACAAGTATTTGAATACGGGCTTGGCACTAAATGCTTTTCCGAGCGTCACTAGCATCCACCAATCCGCAAGCGCGACGAGTGCCTCCACAGGCGGCAATTTCATTTTCTCAGGTACGCGAAACATCGTTACGGCAGAGTCATTTGTACTCGACGAGTTCACGCAGGCGTCAAACGGACGCGCTTATCGTTGCGGTACGGGGACAGTTGGACAGTTCCCGGTCGTCACGTCTCCTGGGGCGACGGAAGCTCACTTCATCGGAAACCGCGAATCAAGCACTTCGGTAACCCTCTATCGAAACGGTGTCTCCGTTGCAACCAATGCGACGAGCATAACGACAACTGCCCACGCGATTCCGTTCACAGTCTTTGCCTGCAACGGACCTAGTAGTGGTGTAATTGGATTGTCGGCGTCAAGGATGCGAATGTATTCAATCGGCACCAGCGTGCGCGCCGCGCAGGCCGCCGCGTTCTCCGCTGCCGTGATCGCGTTCAACACCGCACTCGGGAGGTGACGCGATGCTTTTGCGTGACCTCGCGCTCCCGATCAGTGACACCGATGCTCGCGGGCTCGCGCTGGTGTTCGCTCCTGCCCTGGCCGCAAGGCTCGGCCAACTCCATGCCGCTCACGGATCGAGCAACTGCGTCCCGGTGCCCTCGCCGCTCACCGATGGGCGGCTGATGCTGTCGGCCGACGTTCTCACCGAGGTGCGCCCCGGCGGGCTCTTGGCCGCCATGTGGTCCGCAGCAGATCAATCGGTCCTCGGGGCGGCCGTCGAGGTGATCCCGTGGGGCGAAGCGGTGGCGATGATGCCAACGCCCGAGCCGATGGCGTGGGGTGAATGATGCCCAAGGCTATCCCCTCCTGGCGACCCAAGCGGATGCAGGTGACGACCAGGCCGACGAAGGAAGTTGCCCACTACCAGACCAGCGACTGGCGAGCCCGACGGACGCGGATCCTGCTGCGGGACGCGATGCGTTGCTCCGAGTGCCGACGGGCCGTGAGCGGACGCCAGGCCCATGTCGACCATCTGATCCCGCTCGAGGACGGCGGGACGGATGACGACGGAAACCTCCGGACGATGTGCGAGCGTTGCCATGGGAGGAAGACCCGGGCGGAGCAGAGGCGGAGGGGAGTGAACTGACAGCTAGCGTCCCCCGGAAGGGGGGTACTGTCTGGAAGGTTACTGAAAGCATCCCAAAACCCCAGGCCCTGCCTGCGTGTGCGTCCTGCGGGTTTTGAAAATCCTGGAGAGGTCAGATGGGATCGCGTGGCCCTGCCCCGAAGCCGTCAAGTGAGCGTTCCGCGATCGGTCGGAACACCCTCCGCCGCAAGGTCCGCGCGCCGAAGCCGACCGCGGTTGCGATGCCGGCAAGCGTGAAGGCCGACAAGGTGGCCGCCGGTTACTGGAAGGCCCACGCCCCGGCGCTGATCACCGCGCGCCGACTGCGGCCCGACTTGGCGGAAGCCTTCGGCCTCTGCTGCCTGCTGAAATCCGAGATGGATGCCATGGCCGTCGAGCTCTCCACCCAGGAGCGGACGACCACGACAGAGAAGGGGGCATACGCCAACCCTCTGGTGAAGATCCTGAGAGACACGCGGCGCGACTGGCTTGCCCTGGCCCGCGACTTCGGTATGACCGCTGCATCCGATGCCCGCATTCCGCAGGATGCCCCCGATGTCGAAGAGACTCCCGACGACGCCGCGCTCCGTCTCCTCACGGTCCCCAAGCGACCGTGACCGACCGGAGTTCGTCGAGGGCTACCACTTCGACATCGACGCCGCCGATCGCCCTTGCCAGTTCATCGAGAGGCTCTGTCGCGTCCCGTCTCGAGACGGTGGACCGGCCGAGCCCATGCGGTTGATCGAATGGCAGCGCGAGCGCGTGATCCGCCCGCTGTTCGGATGGAAGCGTTCCGACGATCGGCTCCGCTACCGCCGCGGGTGTGTCTTCGTCCCGAAGAAAAACGGGAAGAGTTTCCTGATGGCGGCCGTGGCCCAGTACCTCCTCTGTGGTCATGCCCCGATCTCCGACGTTTACCTCGCCGCTGTCGACCGGCTCCAGGCCCGCGAGATCTACCGGGTGGTGGCGAAGTTCGTCAGTGCGTCCCCGCAGCTGTCGAAGCTCCTCGAGGTGATCGACTCGAAGTCCCTGATCAGGAACCGCGATCACGGGAACGTCTTGCGGTGTTTGTCGGCCGACGCCTACCGGAACGAAGGACTGAACGGCAGCGTGATCATCGACGAGATCCACGCCCACAAGTCCGATCAACTGATCTCGGCCCTGACCTACGCCACGCGCGCCACGCCGAATGGTCTGATCCTCGCGATCTCCACCGCGGGGGACAACCGGAACAGCGTGGGCTACCAGTGGTGGAGCGATGCCGAGCTCGTGTCGGTGGACCCTAGGAGCAACCCGTCATTCCTCGGCGTGATCTACGCGGCCGACCCCGAAGACCCTCGCGGGTTTGGGGATCCCGCCGTGTGGCGCGAGGCCAACCCGTCGATGGGTGTCACGTTCCAAGAGGACGAGTTCGCGGCCGACTACCAGGACGCATTGACCAACCCGGTGAAGATGGGCCGGTTCATCCGATACGGGCTGAACGTCTGGACCGAGCGGGACAACCGCTGGTTCCACGGTGACGAGTTCACCCGCTGCCGGGCCGATCCGCCCGATCCCCTCGAGGGCCGCCCGTGTTGGGTCGGGCTCGACTTGGCTGATCACGACGATCTGACGGCGGCCGTCTTCCTCTTCCGCTCCCCCGACGGCAGCTTCGACGCCGAGCTCCTGGCGTGGTGCCCAGAGGAGTCCATGGTCGAGCGGGAGAAGAAGCAGGGCATCCCCTACTCGTCGTGGCTCCGGGACGGCTGGCTCCGCGTGACTGAGGGGAGCCGGATCGACCAGGAGCGGATCTACGCCGACATCCAGGAAGTCCTCGAGGGCCACGAGTGCCGCGGGGTATTTGGCGACCCGTGGCACTTGGACTGGATCGCGACGAAGCTCCAGTCCGACGGGGTCGACGTTCACAAGGTTCGGCAGACGATCGGCTACCTCACCGGGCCATCGAAGACGCTCGAAGACCTGGTGAAGACGCAGCGGCTTCGATACCGCTCCCCGATCATGTCGTGGTGTGCCAATAACGTCTGCATCTGGACCGACCCAAACGGCAGCATCCGGCCCGACAAGGCGAAGAGTTCCGAGAAGGTCGACGCAATCTTCGCCCTGATCAACGCGATTGCGGGGGCCTCGACTGACGCCGAGCCTGAAGGCGGGGAGTTCACCCTCTACCCCCTGTAACTTCACCGCCACGGGCCTCCCCTGTCCGATGGCGGCATGGGAATCTTCGACCTCATTCCGTTCGCGCGGTCACGGCCGCAGCAAGCGCCCCCGGCGGTGGAGCTCCGCGGCCTGTCTGATGGGTCCGGGCCCTGGTCGGCGTGGATCAGCCCCGACGCGGTGACGCCCGAGGTTGCCGTCCGCACCACAGCCATTCTGTCGTGCGTCCGCTTCCTGTCGCAGGCCGTGGCGTCGATGCCGCCGCGGGTGATCCGCACGACCCCCGACGGGCGGAAGTCTGCGGCCGTCGACCTCCCCTGCTATTCCGTCCTGACCGATCGTCCCAACTCGACCCAGTCCCTGTACGAATGGATCGAGTCCACGATCTACCACACCGCCCTCTGGGGCAACGGTTACTCCCGGATTGTCCCCGGTGTCGACGGTGGCTTCTGCTCCGCCCTCGAGCTCCTCCATCCCAGCCGGATGGACCCGCGGCGGATGTCCGACGGGAGCATCGGCTATCGATACCTGTATCCCAACGGATCCGGGCCGCAGGGCCAGACCGGCTGGGTGAACTTCTCCCAGGACGAGATCCTGCACGTTCGATGGATTTCGGATAACGGGATCAGGGGCCTGGTTCCCTCGACCCTGTGCAACACGAGCGTTGCCCTGGCGCGGGAGCTCGACATCGCCGCCCGGGCATTCTGGAGCAACGGCGCGCGGCCCGACATCGTCATCGAGACAGAAGAGACCCTGAACCAGCCGGCAATCGACGCCTTCCGCGCCCAGTGGCGGGAGATCTACGGCGGCTCGAGGAACCGCGGCGGGGCCGCGATCCTCCCCAAGAAAGCCCAACTCAAGACGATCGAGAGCAACTCCAACGAGGCCTCCGAGTTCAGCCAACTGCGGCGGGATGTGACCGCGGAATGCGCCACGATCTACGGCGTTCCCGGCTCCCTCGTCGGAGTCAGGGAGGCCATGAAGTACGCCACGACCGAGCAAGAACATTTGAGCGCCCAGGTGTGGTGCCTGACCCCCTGGGAGATGAGGCTCGAAGGAGCGGTGAACCGCACCATCCTGTCCCCGGTTGTCAGCGGCCCGCAGTACGCCGGCTGCAAGTACCGCGTCGATAACCGCGGCCTGCTTCGCGGTGACAGCGCCGCCCGCGGGGCCCTCTATGACGTCCTCGCGAAATGGGGCGCGATGACGCCCGCCGAGATGCGTGACCTCGAGGACTTCCCCGAACTCGACGAACCCGCCGCGAAGGAAACCTACATCCAGTCTGGCTTCGTCCCGCTCCGTGAGGCGGCCGACTCCTCGCTCTCCGAG